CAGCATGCGACCCCACTTGCGTGATGCCGTCCGCCGGACGTTTTGCAATCAAAACGTTGTCAAGTACCCCCGCCGGTAGCTCGGACAGTTGCGTCGCGGCCGTAATGGTCGCGACGATTCCGTCCAAAGTTGCCAGGTCAATTCCCGTCTGCGCAGACCACTCCGTCCGCATCGACGCCCGCAGCTCGCGAGACACCTTCAAGTTCACCGAGGAATGATTCATCAACCACTGCTCATCGCGAGTCATCGACTTCAACGACGCGTCAACCCCCGCGAGCTCAGCCACCTTCTCCGCCCACGGTCCCAACAAAGGGTCGGCCGCGGCGGACGAAGATAGCATGCCAGCAGCCTTATTGGCCGCGGCAAGCTCGATAGGGATTCCACGTGCTGTTGTCGAGTGACACTTCTGGACTTGACGCCAGAAGTCCGGCAGCTTTTGGCCGCCGGCAGCGAAAGCACCGTAATGATACTCTCCAAGGAACGAGACAGGGTCAGGCGCCTGCCGGATGATCAGTTTCTGGTCCATGGCTAGCATTGCCATAATCCGAACCCGGGTCTCGGCTAAGTCTGGAATGGAGAAGCCCACCATCACGCTGTCATCACCACAATACACCCCCAAACAATCGAACGCGTCCTCCGGTTCCATGCCACACGCCGTAAGCGATGCGTAGTCACCGAAAGCCACCTTCATGATGTTCGCGAATGTGGTAAGCGATGTACCGGAAAGTAGCTCAGACTCAGTCAGGTATGTGAAACCCTCCTTCATCTTAACCGTCTTCCCAGCACGCTCACCGTGGAGGATGCCGCGCAGTATGGCACGGTAAGGCGCGGCAATAAGGCACATCAAGATCGGGTAGATGATATGTTCCCGATGCCAACGTTTCTCACTGCCATCACAGTTGGTGATGTCGCCCTCATGACACAAAAGCCCAACCAGCAAACGGTACTTGTCCAGAATGCGCTTGGGAACCGAAGTCCCTTTTGCGACATCATTGACTCGTCTCTCCACTTCGAGCGGAGTCCGGCCACAACCCACCCAATCATGGGCATGCTTCAGAACATCCATGATCGGCAACACATAGCACCCCAAAGGGGCGTTGTGCGTCGCGTTCTCATTGACAATCTGTCGCGGTTTGTAGCCTAACTCGCCTTTCATGAAGCCGTCCACCTTCCTGCTCTCATCGTCGTGTGGCACCCACGTGTGCACCGTATTCAAACCTTGGCGTTGCGAGGGACGTGTCCATCGCTCTTCCAATTGGCTCAAATCCAGCGGCACAACCGTCCCCCGCCCAGCCCGGCCGACCACCATCGCCACAAACTCCGCTGCGCACTTGTCGAGACTCTTCGCAAAGACATGGTCCGAAAACTTTCTTTGCGTTGATTTGACTCGAAGCTCGTACGCCATTGCAGCGTTTGCGGTGACTCTGGCCGGACACGGGACCGGGATAGTAACCATGGGTGGCGCAAAATTGCGCGCGATCTCCCCCCCGGAGATGCCTTTTCCGTCTTCCTTTCCACCTGGCTGATCCAGAACATAGTGAACGACGTCGGGCACGGTCGGGGCAGCCACCTCCTTCATCGCAACCGACGAAGTGGCAATCACCCCTCCCGAGCTGTCCGGCAGCCGCCAGTTCGCCGCGATTAGCCTGAAGACCACCGGTCCCCATGCTGTCGCTTCGTCCTTAGCTTGCTTGCTCGTACAAACCCTCAACCATTTTTCCATATCACCTGGGTACTTTGTTTTGCTAAACTCGTACTTAACAACCAGCCCCTCGAAGTCGAGGCGCGTAATCTGCAGCGAAGTCGCAGTCCCTGGGGAACCGATGGACACCATCCCCGTGCTATGACACACAAGGACCGGTATCTTCCCGCCCCCCGGAGCGTCCACCATCACATCAAGACGGCGGAGCGGCTCCAGCGGTATCGCAAACCAATAGGGAAACGCAACGACCCGAGTGGGAACCGCCACGACTATCCGCCTCCCAGACGGACACTCACGCGACTCAACCAAATAGGCCAAATAATTTCCCCACCAATCCACAACACTGAATCCTCCTACGGACCAATCCCACAACGGGTGCTCGTACTTTTCGCCTCCTTTCACCCGAGTTCGCAGCATGGTTCCAGTGTGGTGCGCTCGACCGGCCTTATCCACGTACTTGCCATCGAAGAACTCCATCGCCGAGTCATTACTGATCGACGCGGCGCTCTGAGGCACGAACGTATAGAAAACCATCAAACGCCCATAACGGGCCCAAGTGTTAATATCGGTGTAGTAGTCGACGTCAACGAACACGAACGCGTCTTCGGGTTCGACCGCGTCAATAAACAATGCTGAACTCAAGTCCTTCACGAAATACGGAAAACGGCAGCCGTGCGGGCGCGTCCACTTATGAGTTTCCTCACAAAAGACACGCTCGCGCGTACCACCGCTAACATCGTATGGTCTCAACCCACAAGCACGCACCGCATTCCTCAACGCAATCGCAACCGACGTCCTTTCGGACGCGGCCATCGCGTGTGAGTGTGCTTTTGGCATGCCTATGATGTCGATCGTCGATAACTGAGACAACACTGCTTTGCGCAAGTCGGGGTCAAGAACGCGAGAGTTGGCGTTGAGGCCCTCAACCACCGCCGGCATTGAGAAACGCATGCAGTAATCCATCGTCCGCACAGCCAATCTCGGAAGAGACGGGCGATACGGTCGGTTGACCACGCTTGACGTAACCATTGCTGGGAAGTGGGAGTTCATCCACGTTAATTTCTCGATTCTGTCCACCACGAAGTTGTGTGTGTCCGACAGGTTAGAATGTACCTGTTCTTTCGCTTTGCAAACCACGGCTCCGGCCCCTTGAAGGGACTTGCCGATCTTACTGATCTGCTCAATTGGTCGTCCGAGTATCGTAGCCTCGGGTTCTGTATTTTTATCTTCCGACGCACCAACCGTAGGCGCGCTTTCAGAAATGCTGTCGGATCGACCATCCATCCAAACCGTACGATACCCATCGGTACCGTCGATCACAGCATATGAGCCGGCGCACTCGCCGACTTGGTTGCCGCTACGGGCAAGAGTTCGCAACAATCCAAAGACC